TAACTTTTAATGCTAAGTTAGCAATTGTTGCAAAAGTATTGGTTATCCAAGAACTTTGGCTTGTGTTTACTTCGTCTGTGTATGTATTCGCAGGAATAGTTTGGTTATAAGCATAAATACTATCTGCTTGAACGTCTGTTAAAAAACTTCCATTACCTACAAAATATCCTCCGGCTGTTATATTTGAAGTTGAATTAATTAATACTGCATTCTCTATATTATAAGTATCTCTTAGATTAATATCTCCCTGAGGTGTGAAGTCTGCTGCTTGAACAAAACTAACTATTAAAATAAAAAGTCCAATGATTAATAATATTTTTTCACTAATTCTCATTATACTACGCTAGGTCTTATCTTAACTTTAGCCATTAAAATGTCCCTCTCCCTTTGTAATTGTAGAGCAGTTTCTCTCCACTGTGTGTATGGCTCTCCTTTTTGGACTCTCATTTCCCCAATGTTATAACCTACAATATCTGTATATGATTGTCCAACGATCCTTGCAACCATGGCCAAACTACAAAAAATATTCATTAATTTTGTGAAGATCTCGCTTATCTCTAATTTGATTACTGTGCTTCCAGATTCATGTGTAAAAACTAATTGGTCTACTGTGATTGATCCTGTTGCTGTTGCTGTGATTTCTGCTGATTCTTGATATCCATCCATTCCATAAACATCTACCCAGTCTCCTGTTGAGAAGTTTGTTTCACTTGCTACTGATAAAGCCACGCTTGTCCCAGCAACACTTGCTGTATCTGTTGCTGTTTCAGTTGAGCTTTCTTCCAGGAAGCCATAAACATATTTGATTGTTACAGCTTTTGATTTATTCATAAAATATCTTGTTGTTGCGCTTGTGTTTAGCTCGATCTTGCCTGATCCCCTGTAAACATGGACATTTGCTGTATCTTCCTGGGTTCCATCGATGTAGAGGTCTCTAACAGTCAATACTGGATTTTTCTTAAGAAACATTCTAACAGTCCCATTTCCGTCTCTAACCTCTATTTTCTCCTTTGGAGTGAAGACAGTGTTATAATATCTCTCTATTTGGGGTTCTACTTCTGCAATTATTGCAGTAACATAATCATCTGATATTTCAGTGCTACTTATTCCTGCTGTTCGTCTGACACTAGCGATTGTTACATAAACCATTATATTACCTCGATTGCATGTTTAATTAGAAATATAACTCCCATAATTAGGGCTGAAACGATCCCATATTGGATCCTTTGATTTAAAATTATCTTGCTGTTAGTTTTCTTTTGAACACCAATTAAATCAAATGTTCTAACTTGATTCTCATAAAGACAAGTTAATTTAGCTGCATTTGGTAATTTGTCGAAATCTTGCACTGATAAAAATAAACCCTCACTCATTTGAGATACCTCGCAACCAATGCATTTGCTACATCATCTCTAAAAGGTAATTCTGCACCTAGTTCTATTGCTTCTAGTAATTTTTCCTTAGTTCCCCAAACTACAATATCATGTGCTGTCTTTTTTCCTATCCCGTGAATTTTTGTTAATTCTTTAAAATAGAAATCATCAGAAGTATAATCTACCTTTTGTACTACTTTTTGTGGTACAGAAATTTGTTTGGTTTCCACTATTAGATCCTTGATCTTTCCAGTTGTTGGTATAACTGTTAAACCAAGTCTTTTGGCTCTTTCAAAAGGTAATTCTATTACCTCATTCTTTCTTAACGTGAACCAATGATATTCTGTTCTTAATGTTCCTTGTCGAATCTTGATTGGATCACCTTTATTGATGAACTTCATTTTTATTCTCTGTATGTGATTGTCATAGTCACTGTTTCGGCTGCTGCTGCACTTGCTAGAGTTAATCTAACCCTTCCAAAAACTGCGAATGGTACTGGCACTTCTGCTGTATCTGTTGAAAGATATACTCTTGCCGAGCCAGCATTATCTTCTGCGGATGATCTTGGATAGAATACTGTGTCTGTGTTTCCAGTATAATTAAGGATCGCTTGAGCTTTCAGTTCCCCTATTGTGTCCAAATTGATATCCATTGAGGCTCCAGTTACATCCATTGCTAAACTTAGGATTTCTCCTCTAATAACATCTGAATCTGCTGTTGCTCCAGTCCCGCCTGCTGCTACCGTTGCTACGACTTTTGTTTGTCTTATCATTTTTTTTGTACTCCTGTTTAATTGTGGAAAGTTTAAGGCCTTTCCTGTGCCTTTTCTGAAATTAAAAAATAAAAAAAATAAAATAAATTTAGTTACTTAATGCCGTTAGCTTTTTTGAAAATTTCCAAATTACATTCTTCAAGTTCCCATGCTTTGAATTGCTCTGGTGTTAACCCTTGCAAGTCATCTTCTGGTATTTTGATTAATTTTTTCTTTGCCATTTTCAAATTTATGCTGGTATTGCGATAGTTCTACCCTCTGCAGTTGTTTCAGAACCCTCAGATACTTTGTTAGTGAAATTGTTTAACCAATTATCTGTTGGTGCTCCTACACAATTTACTGCATAGCTCGTTGCACACATTAAAGTGTTTCCAGTTACAATATTCATTTCACCGACACTATTTTTATAAGTGTCAATTAAAAGTGTTGTATCTGATGTGAAATCATTACCTTTGATTAAACAAGCTCTTGCAGTCATATTAATTCCTGCTGTATCAACTTTATCATCAAACAAATTATTCAAGATTTTAGCTCTGTAAACTGTCTTAACTGATGCATTTCCATAGATAGCTGTTGCTAAACTTGTAAACACATTGTTATTAATAGTTACATCTGGTGTACTTTCCATGTAAATTCCATAAGCTGCAGTTTCAACTGTACTTCTAAAAATACAATTTTCAACATGAAACCCATATCCATTACTTGTTACATCAATAGCTTTACCACTTGTTGCTCCGTTTGGTCTGAATCTGAATCCAGTAACATAACAATCTTTTGCTGCTATTGTTAGTATTGTACCCTCTGCTGTACCAACTGTCCATAAAATTCCCTCTGGGCTGTTACCCATACCGATAATTCTTAATCCAGTTTGTGCCTCAGTTACTGAAACTGATTCTGTATAATCTGTTGTTTCTCCAGTATTTTCTGTACCTTTTACTAATATTGTATCGTAAGTTCCACTTGCTGCTAAACTAGCTGCAACTGCCTCTGCGATTGTAATATATGCTTTAGTCCATGATTTACCATTTCCACTTGCTGTTTTAGATGAATCTACAAAATATGTCATTCCACCATTCATAATACCGTTTACTCCTTTCGTAAATGTAACTTGTTGGTCCCATTCGTATGGTCCGTTCCTATAGGGTGGACTTGCTGGGTTACCTCCTGTTGCTTTTAATCCTTGTCCCATTTTATTGTTTCAAAGACAAATCAGTAGGCGTAAATTACTATACCGTAAATGTTAGTTCCTGCTGCACTTGTTTCAATTGTTACAACTCCTGAACTTGTTGAACTTACTGTTGCTGTTGCAGCAACTACTACTGTTCCGGTTGTAGTTTGTGAACTTGCAAATATTGCATGAACCTTGGTACATCCGTAATCGCCTAAATCAACTGTTACTGTATCTGTTCCACCCACAAATGTTGCTGGTGTTTCAACTAATATAACTTTGATTCCTGCGTTTGGTGCAATTTCTGTTGCTGTTAATTCTCCTCTATCTGTCATTTTTTTTTAACCTCCTGTGTGATTTAATTCTTAACCCAATTAAATAGGGTGTGTTTGTTTTTTTAAAAAAATTTAAAAAAATAAAAATTGAAAACAATAAACAATTATAGTATGTCGTCTATAAAACTATTGAAAGCCGTATTTCTCATTATTAAAGCTGCGTAGATCTTCAACATAAACTTGTTCGAATCATTGGTTTGCGCCAAATCTTGGTAAGTCATATCTTGTAGAACTCTCATCTCAATAAAATCAGTGTCTAAGAAATAAATTTGCTTAGCTCCTGATGTGTTACTCAAATACATTGACGGAATTACTGGTATAGGTCCAACCATTGTCTGTAATACTAAACTTGCGTTTACACCGAATGGTAAACTTGCAGCTGTATTATCACTAGTATTGTACCTGAAAGTATCAATTATGATCTTTCTTAGGTCTTGTAAAACTGCACTTGAACATACTGCGATTTTTGGTCTTCCACCACCATCGAAAGCATATCTAACTGCTGTCTCAACATCGTCCCAAGTAAGTGCCGCACCATTTAAGTCTACAACGTTAGTTGTTGACTGTAACTTAACAATACCTGAATATTGTGTTGCAGTTGTGTCTGCGTCTCCGTTCACGATAAGATTTTCTTCTAGCTCTCTTAATTCTCTAGCTTTCATTAAAACTTCTAGTTGCTTTGCGTTTGGTACTCCGCTTGAATTGAATGGCTGTCCGCCACCTAGTCCCGCGCCTGAAGGTTGGAAACCTTCTAAGATATAGCTTGGCATTGCTGCTTGAAGTTGTCCGGTTACCCTTCCAACTGCATACAAGAATTTAATGCTTGTACTTGCTCTCTCATAAGTATCGTTAGTTTCTGGTAATGCTGCGTCTTCTGCTGCTGTGTAAGCTCCACCTTTTGCAGTAATTACATTATAATCAGCGGTCATTCCTTGATTTGTAACCCTAGGTATTAATTCCACCAAAGGTGTAAATTTCCTAGTTTGGTCAACAATTCTTGGATCAACATATACTGGTACTAACGCATACCCTGCGGTTCCTGGCCCACCTGCTGTAGATGATAATGCTTTATAACCAATATCAAAAGCGTTTTTTAATTCGCTTCTTAGGTCATTTCCATTAAATCCGTCTACATAACGTGTTCCATCTGCTAAAGCCCCGAATGAATGTTTATAAGCTCCTTTTGCATTAAGGTCTCCCACTAATGCTGTGCCTTTTCCTTCCATTTTAAATGAGGTCTAGAGGATTATTAGATTTAACTTCAAAATTCTCAGTTTGGTCTTTTACGTCAACTACACTCTTTTTGATTGGTGCCTTAATCGATGCTTTCAAATCAGCTATTTCTTTTTCAAGAACAGCATTCTTCTCAGTCATAGATTTTAAGTCTTCAGTCATTGCTTTCACTTCTGCTGATTCTGCTGGTTTAACAACATCTTCAACTTTAGGTTCTGCTACTTCTTCCTTAGCCACAGTTTCTGTAGATTCCACTGGTACTTCTGGAGTTTCTTTATCCTCTGTCATATTTTTCTCCTGTAATTTAATTGTTTTATCACGTATGTGATCATGATTTGCCTTTTTCTTAGGCTCTTT